TCGACATCAGCCAGGATGTCACTGAATTGCTCTGCATAAAATTCTGCAGAACCATATTCAAGAGTGCTCATTTGTGAAGTTGGTGGATAAGAGCTTCATAGTCATCCAACGCATCCTCAAAGCCCTCGATAACATCCTGGGGAGAGGAGTGTTTATCGAGAGCCATAATGAGGTTGAACGCCAGATCTTTGATGACGGCTAGGTCAACCATTCGATTGGGATGGAGTGATAGGCACACCACTTGAAGTTGTTTTTCTCACACCAAGCGGCATACGTGGTTTTAGATCGTTTTTCGATCTTGTTATAAGGGGCTTGAAATACGAACCTAATATCCAGATCCGGGTTGGCCTTTTTAACGGCAACCATCTTCCTGCGGTCTTCAGGGGTAAGATGACCCTTGGTCTCCAAATAGACACCGTTGGGAAGCAAGAAATCTGGAGTGTAATTACATTGGAGTATGTATGGGACTTTTGTTGATTCGTACTCAAAGGAAACACCCAACTCATTGAGGAGTTGAGCGACTTTCTCTTCAAGTTTGGATCGCATTAAAACTCGTCGTCGTCGTCAACGGGAGTCGTAACGGAAACATTGGGTTCGCCAACCTTGAAACCTTTGGTTTGACCAAACAAGGCAGCAGCTTCCGTATCGTCGTAGTCGCCTCGATCCACAGCAGCACCACCAGCACAGCTGATGACTTGCACAGCCTTGAGCACCAGGCGGGTGCCGACACTGTCAGGGGTGGTGTAGGGCTTCTGGACGAAAGCAAGCTTCACCATGCTGCCGCTGTAGAGCGGGATCTCCTCTTTGATCGGAGTACCCTCTGAATCAACAATGGGGACAACCACATCAGGTTTCCAGCTAAAGCGGACCTGATACTGACCGTCACTCACACTTTCCCAGGGCTCAACCTTGACAGTTGCACGGTTGGGATTTTTATGTTTGGACTTTGCCCACTTGAGAAGCTCTTCACGATCTTGCTCAAGACGATCAACGATCTTTTCAGGGACAATAGCCTGCAGACCACGCTTACCAAACTTGCTTTCCTTGAAGAAGTTTTGATACCCCTCAAGAACAACAGGTTCAGTGACAATTGTGGGATTGGACATTAACAGAAGAAATAGGTGGAATTAATCACGGCCTCTGGCTCCAGATCTCCAATGATTGGAGGTTCTGTTTCCGCACCGATCTGAGCTGCAAAGTCACGGAGGTAATCGTGCTCTGCAAAGATATGCATGTAGGTTTCACGAACCACTGTCGACAGTTGCGACATGTCCGTAGCACGACACAACACGGAGTCGTGGATCACACTGAAGGGTGCATCAAACCTGATGAAAGACAGGTGCAAGATGGATGCATCCAGTGAATGAATGAGGTTGGGAGCTGTTGCTGCTTTGTGCCTGTTGATGTCCACCTCACTGGTGTCACCATCAGCAACAAGCAGGTCACAGGATCCAAGCAGCTGGAGCTGGATGCGAACCTTGTTGGGTTTCATCAGCTTTTGATTGACGACAAACCCACTGGGTGTTGTCCAGGTCAGCTTGGTTTTGCCTGCCTTGATGGCAGCAGAGACCTCATCTTCAATCCAACGCATCACCTTCATGGGACCAGGAACCACACGTTCCATCGCCTCACGAACAGCTTTGACTGTCTGCGTGAGATCGTCTTTTTCGATCTCCACATCTTTATCCTTCAATGCCTCACGTATGTACCCACGATTGGAGTACGGCTTGGCGTTGTAAGGAACAGTCATCACCACCCGCTTGACGGTTTTGCGATCCATGTAGGGCCGGATCGATTCAGGGCAGTGGGGCTTGGCTTCCTCAGCAACAACCTTGTAGGCGTCCTGAGGGCAATCACTAGGGAGGACGTTGACCAGACGTGCAGTGCTGGCATCCCTCGCCAACCCCGCCAAGATCTGAAGACCTGAGCAGGTGGCATCGGTGGCGATGCAGAGCCCTGTGAAGGAGCGGGTGCAGGCCAGCAAGCAGGCATGCATCTCTTCACAGGCAGCTAGGAATTGCCAAGGCTCTTCCGCTGCTTCCCAGTCACCAATGTTTGCTAGTGGATTGGTTGCGACCCTAGAGATCAGGGCATGGTTGTTGTCCGCCCAATCCAGGCGATCCTGGAGGGTGCTCTTGTCGAGCCCATAGGTGGTGGCGACTTGAAACTTCAACCAGTCCTCTGACTCGGGGGTCAAGAAAGCCTCCTCTGCAAAGCGCAGCAGGCTCTTGCCAAAGTCCGTGTCCTGGGGCGTGAGGAAAGCGGGAATGGGGTAAGCCCTTCCCCGGTAGTCCGTGCTCCATGGCAAAAAGAAGCGGTCCTTGGTGGCAAACAAGCCAGCCACTTCCATGGTCATGCGGGTGCGGCAGCTCTTGCGAAAGACCTGCGCTTGTTGGTTCATGGCCTCAGCTGTACGACGCCTGTAGTCCTTGCGACTGTCGTAGTTCTCAGCGATGTCTGAGGGTTTCGGAGGCTTGGGCACCTCGTAGATGGGGATGAACTTCCCCACCTGGATGCCTCGCTCCATCAGCTGTAGGGCCACGCCATAGGTGAAGGGATTGACCTTGTAGGCCACCTTCTGCAGGTGGTTGAGGAATGCATAGATTCCCTCCCCCTGTACACATCCCTGATCACCCCTGCGGACCATTTGGTGGCCGCGCATCACCTCGTTGAGCAGGTAGCCCCCTGACTTGGCAGGCGACCAATCGTTGGGCTCGATCAGCATGGGCCAGGCCAATGGGGCAAAGCCTTCCGCATCCCCCATGATCTGGTCCTTGACGGCGTAGAACTCCGGGGTTGGAACGATGCAGTTCTGGCGCTTGCCATGGTGCATCTCCACCACCTTGGTGAACCAACCCGAGACCTGACACAGGCAGTCCAGCAACCAGCCGCCCAGCTTGGTGCGAACGGTGCGGGACCAGTGCTGCCACTCTTTTTCATAGCGGTTCATCAACGTCTTGGTGGTGGCCAAGCGTTGACGGGTGCCTGAGGATTGATGCCAATAGTTCTCTTTGATCCGCTGCAAAAGGTTGGGATCCGTCTTTTCATACCAGCGCATCTGGCACTCTTGTTCGATCGCAGCACCGATACAAGAGATGACCTCCGTAACAAGATTGGAGTTAGCTTTGTGGCTAAAGATCTTATCGAAGGCAATCTTTAAGGCGATGGCTGCCATGGAATAGGTGTCCAATTCCAGCAGGTAAGCATTGATCTCAGCAAACAAAAGACCGTTGTCGCCCTTTTGAATGCGAGCAAATGCTGTCTCATCGATATAACTAACCAGCTTGGGAAGCATCGCCTGGATGCAAGTCACCCCGTAAATCGAGGCGCTGGCGTAACTCTTTTGTTCCAGTTCAAACGTATTGGACCAGAGCCGTTGGGTGCCCTGGCGGATAGCACGACGCTCCAATTCGACCTGTTGCTCGATCTGAGCAGGGGTTGCCATAGGCGGTGAGATAGCGAGTTAGAACCGTGATTTAGACCTGTTCTTTAGTGGATACCAGACCACAAAAGAAAAGCCAGGCCTTGCGACCTGGCGTGTTCACTAGCGGATTTCAGTCGCCCGTGAACCTGAAACTAGCGCGTCTACCAATTCCGCCACATCCGCGTGGGGATTCCAGCGATGAGACTCATTGCGAATCTCGCCGCTTGGGTGGTGGAAGCCTATCAGATGGCCCCCTGGTAGTCGCGTTTAGATGGCCAAAATGGCCTCCTCCCGCGCCTGGTCCGACACTTTGGCATACCGCAGCGTCGTCTCCACACGCTTGTGACCCATCAGGTCCATGATCGTGCGAACCGGCACCCCCGCGTCGTTGCACCACGTCGCAAAGCTGTGACGCAATGTGTGGAAGCAGTAGGTCTCATCCTTGCGGATGTAGTTGCGGGCCTTGTTGTACGCCCGCAGCAGCTGGTCGCCGCCCGTCCACTCATCGCCAAACAGCTTGACGCTGGGGGTGGCGTATTGCAGCCGATCCGAGACCAGTCCCCGGATGCGCTCGTGGATCGGGATGACCCGGTAGTTCCGCGCCTTGGTGGTGAAACCAGGGCGCCCGCCCACATGGATCTGCCAGGTGGCAAGGTCGATGTCCATCGCCTGCACCGTCAGCAGCTCCGCCCGCCGCATGCCCGTGTAGGCCGCAGCCACAATGATGTGGGCGAGATCTTGTCGATCAAAGGGGTCTAACGCTGCTTGATGCAGCTGCTCCACCTCGTCTTTGGTGTACCAGCGGAAGCGGTGTTCGTTCTCTTTGCGCCGCCGAAACTTCGGGGCACCGGAGATCAAACCATCAAAGGCCAGGTGATTGAGCACTGTCGATACAGCACTGACAATCCTGTTGATCGTGGCATCGGATTTGCCCTCATCTTCCAGTTCAATGCACACCTGTGTGACCACCGGTTGACTGATCTTGGAGATGGGGAAACTGCGGCCACGCAAGCGTGTAAAATGCCCTGAGTTGATCAAGGCTGTCTTGCGTCCATTGCCATGCCTCCACGTATCACGTGTGGCGAACGTGTAGTCGAGTGCTTGGCCCCAAGTGGTGAGTTTATCCATAGAGGATATCTTTCATCTGTTGGGCTAACAATTCACCCTCACGAGTAAGGGTGAGAATCTTACGTCGGGTGCTGGTTGGATCGTCCTCCTTTTTGATGAGGTTGAAGCCAGCTTTGCCAAGGCGGTGTGTCTTGGAAAGCCAGTCAGTTGTCCTGGAACCTGATGCTGTGGAAAGACCAAGGTCTTCCTCAAGTGCTTGCTTATGGCAGCCATTGTGGCTAGCAACGTATGCAAAAGTAGCAACAACTTGACCGGGAACTTCTCGATCCATGACCCTGAGTAAGTTCATGGCTTTAAGGAACCGACGCATGTCGTCGTCGGTACACCTTCTCTTGAGTGGATCCATGGTGACGCCTTGTGGGGCGGGTTAGTTCCATCTCAAGTATACCAAAGCGGACATGCCACGAGACGCTGGTAGCCCAAGCGTCGTAACGGCAAATCTGCTGTAAACCGAAATAAACCGGGCCGAACGAAAATAGCTGCACGAAACCTTGTAGTTCAGATGTATTGCCGATCTACAACGTACACGTCGTCCTTGCGTTGCTCCTGTAGCAGCTGCACCAGTTCGTCGTAAAACTTATGGTATGCAGGAATTGCATCACGAAGCTGTTTGTACAGGGACCGCTTGGCGTTAGTCATGTTCAGAGGCGAGGTGGTGGATGGACTCGTGGTCGACAACCGTGAACTCGATGTCGGGGGTCAACATCAGTTCGCGGATCTTGGATTGCGCTGCCGTGCGTCGTTGGTACGTGAATTCCTGCACTTTCTTGGTTTTGACATTCGTTGTACGAATGACACACGCAACGGAGCTGGGCAATTCCCAATTCGCAACCTTCCACGTCATCAGCTCCTCAAACGTGTGAGGAATGAACATGTCATCGGGTGCTTCGTGGTACTCATCCCAATTGTTTGGTAAGTAAGGCTTTCTACCACTCATCTTTGCGGCGGACGTTGAGGAGTTGTTGTTGATGCTGACCTGCTAATTCCAGTGCTGCCCATGCAGCCTGCTCGACTGATGTCGCATACAACAAGTACGTCCCACCACTGAGTGTGACCTCAAACAAGGTCATGCTGCGTAATAACGAGGGGCGATGGCTTCTCCAAGACGCTGTCGCTGTACAACGATGCGGCCTTGGTCTTCCAGGCGCTGTACAACGTGCTTGGTGCCCCAGTTGTGGTGGGATTTGAGGGTGTTGCTATCAATCTGAAACAGACGCTGTCCAGGGTGCTCCTTGATGTAATCAAGCACCACACGATCAAGAGACTTGAGAGCGAGACGGGCGATGATGTTGAGCATGATCAGAATGAGGGACGGGAATTAGGTTGGTGGAATCCCTCAGGAAGCCAACTACAAAGAGATGGCTACGGGAGAGAATCACTGCAATTCAAAGGCAGTCACAATCCAGAAGTCTTTATCCAATGCATTGATACGCATTGCACAAGCATTGGCATCAGCTTCTTCTCGGAACACTGCTTCTACATCACCCATAAAAGATGAAACGACGTACACCTTGGGTGAGATAGCGTTGCTACATTGTTTGGCGATGTCGTTGATGTCCACGGCTGGGTAGATGGTGTTGGCGTTGAAGCTCATCAGATCACATCAGTAGACTCATAATCGAGAAGATCCAGATCCTGGGGATACGGATCAGGTGGCAGGTCGACATGCAAAACCTGCTCACCTTTGCCACAGGAACCTTCAGCTGCAGCCCACGCATGTTGATAAGAACGTGCGTAAACAAAGCCAGTGCCAGTGATGCGCTGGCTGGTACCCATGGGAATGCCATAGGTGATCACATAGGTTTGTGTCATTAGTAACCCTCCACTTCTGTGTAAACGACACCTTCACTAGAGATGCCAAAGAACTCAACAAGTTCATCACATTGGAGAGACTCAATGAGCACATCGTCATCAGCTTCCAATGGGATGCTGACAACAAATGCATTAGGATCCAGTTCCGATTGTGTGTATGCAAGATCTGCATCAAGAAGATCTTCCTCGTACTCTTTGTCAACGTGAATGATGAGTTTCATGGCAAGTAATACCTTGTTGGTGATTGAGTGGGGTGAGTG